ATTGCAATAGCATTAGCCCTATCAAGTCCACTCTCAGAACTAGTGAAAGCGAAGTCCATAAGGTCTCTCTCTCTCTGCCAAATCTGATCTAAGGAGGCACCGGTGACTGCGTTTACATTCTTGGTGTAGTCTAGGTTAGCCATGTTCTGAGCAGCAGTATCAGTAGTAGCTATGTTCTGTCTCCACGCTGCGTTAGCCTGAGATACTACGAGGGAGTTCTGTGTGTTGAACTGGTCAGTCTGTGCTCTCATGGTAGCGTTAAACTTAGACTGAGCGTTAGCTTGCCCAGCGTTAGACATAGATACGTTAGTCTTCATCTCAGCATTGAATTGAAGGATAGCGTTTACTTGAGCAGTGTTAAACTTAGAGACCTCGGTTTCCATGTTAGCAAAGAACTGATTAGTTTGGTTCTCACTGGAGGCGTTAAACTGTAGGGCAGCGTTAGTAGCTGCTTGATCTGAGAAGAGAGAGGCCATTCGTTGTTGTGACTTAAAGATTACAGTCTGCTGCTCGTTGTTTAAGTTCTGCATCTCGAACTGAGCATTAATCTGTGCGTCAGGGACAGCAACAGCCATAGCAGATTCCATAGCAGCCTGCACAACAGCAGCACCAGCTATACTTGAGGCTCCCATACCTCGTGACTGCATGACCTGCATAGCCCTACGCATGGACCCAGAGGCCCACACAGGGGTTGCCTCTCCATCTTGGAAGTCATCCATAAGCATAGCGAGCTGACCACGTACGGTAGCCTTAGCGGATGCCTGAGCAGTAGCAGCTACTGTACCATCCATGATAGCGTTAGCTTTAGCTTCTGTAAGGTCAGCCTCTACAGTCTTAGCAGGTATAAACGCAGCAGCTTCAGCGTTCGCCACGTCTTCCATATTAACAGTAGAAGCCTGTGCAGGTGTAAAACTAGCAGACTGAGCTGCGACATTACCAGGATTAGATACCAACTGGTTAGCGTTTGTAGGAGTACCCTGCACATTAGTCTTACTGATAAGAGCAGCAGGGTTAGTCAGTGCATTAGAAGCCATAGCCTTAGCTGCTAGTCCTGCTTGATTCTTCTGGTAGTTCTGAGCCTCTTGGCTTCCCTGGATGTCAGAGCGGATACTGTCGATAGTCTTCCCACTGTCTAACATCCCTTGGTAGTGAGCTAAACCCTTGGAGCCAGGTGCTCGACCCAGAGTATTCTGGAAGATACTTGTGATATCAGTACCGACAGTACCACCTTCAGCGTACTTCTTAGGTGCCATGTTGTTATCTTTACTCTTCATTAGGTAAACCTCTATGTAGTAGTATAGTCTTTTCTATATCCTTTTGCAAGGTTTATCTGACCAACTAGATGTGATGTAGTTTAGAAGTAGTGTGGTCAAGCCTGGGCGCGTTGTAGTGTCTTGCGAGCGTTGTGAACCTCTTTAGCCCATGCACCTGCGCAGTGGTTATCTGTAAGGAAAAACAGCCGATCAATAAAGTCACGACGCTTGGCCCACTTGGGGTCTGTCTTGCCCTCGATGTATGCGCGTGAGCTTGTGGTTTGGTGAGTTGATCCGCTGAACACCACGACGTTTAGGATAATACTGAGGAACGCCCCCAGCATTTCTGCGATGCGCGTTAGAACATACAAGGGGCGTGACAGGCGAGTCGGAGTTGAGTCCATCTTATAAAGCCATCGCAGCTACGAAGAGAGCATCTGCTTCTTCAGCGGTTAAACCCATAGCCCAGATCAGTGTGTCCATATCCGATGAAAGACGTCGCCATTCGTATGTGTTGTGGACAGCGACCTTTAAAGCCCAAGGTGTGCTTGGGTCTTCTGCAAGAGCAATGACCCGTGCCCATACAGTTTCACCAAGCACAGTCATACCTTGAGCACGGCTGCAAGACATCTCAGCACGTTGCTCTGCGAGTGTAGGTTGAACTACAGTTGGAGCTGTGAATGTCGAACCATTGTAGGTCCATCCTTTTTGTGCCACGTCACTGGCAACCCAGTTGGTGCCAAGGGCTTCATCGGCAAGTGCCACGTTAGTGACAACACCGTTTTCAACTATTGCGTATTTCATTGTCATCTCCTTTACCAAGCCCAAACACGGATACGGCCTGCGCCACCATCGCCGCCACCGCCATCATTATCACTTCCACCGCCACCGCCGCCTGGTGTAGAGCCATCACCTCCTTTTGTATCTGCCAGAGTAGTTCCGTCACCCCCGTCGCCGCCAAATTCAGACGTACCACCTACTGACTCACTGCCAAACCTGCCGCCGCCGCCACCACCGCCGCCGTAGATCGTGTTGCCTCCCTGAGTAAGCCCACGCGCGTCCCCATACCCAGCTTGGGGAGATACAATAGCTCTGAGAAAAGTACCTGAGGAACCCGACTCGAACGCGTTACCTGATCGAGGTATAAGTGCATACCGATCGTTAAGAACACCTGGATTCCCACCGATAGCCGTAAGCAAAGACCCAAAAGAACTATTACCCCCTGTCGATCCGTCTGCTACGGCTCCATTCGCCGCGCCCGCACCAGATGCCCCGATTGTAACGGTTTCTGTGGCGGATAGAGCTGATGCCTGAAAGATAGTGGAGACAAACTCACCGCCACTTGCCCCTCCAGTATCCTCGTTGGTAGTATTATTCGCTCCACCACCACCAGCACCAATAGCTTCAACGTAAACAAAAGTAACGCCAGCAGGTTTTGTCCACGTGCCGGAGGTTAGGAACTCCTCGTATACAGGGTCTATGCTCAAAGCTGCAATAGCCTGAGCCGTACGTAGAGGGTTCATTGCACCGGTAGTCTTTGTACCTGCTTCTGCCTCTGCTTGGGTTAGAGCTTCAAGCTCTAGGTTAGTGCGTGCAGCACTGATAGTGCCACCACCAGTACCTCCTAAAGTAATAGGAAGGTCAGCTGTAGATACAATAGTATCAAGCTCTGTGGTCAACGTGGTGATCGTCAAAGCTGTGGCAGTACCTGTCGTAACTTGAAGGTCATCGATGTTAGCTACACCATCAAGGTGGAGGTCTTTCCACTCAGTGCCTACTTTACCTAGGTCGTAAGTATCGTCAGTCTTAGGTGAGAAGTTTCCTGCTGCACCTACGTATTCTTGAGCTGGGCCAAGGACTAGGATAGGAGCACCCTCAGCACCTGTACCATCGTGTGTGTGCCCAGATGCCGCGCTAAAAGCTGCAACGAGTGCATCAAACTCACCGTCTAAGTCCGAGGCGTTAATAACACCGCCATCGGCAATGTTGTTAGACGTATCAGCCCGTATGTAACCATTTCCCATTCGTTATTTCCTATCTTCTGTTGCGTACTCAAGTACTGCTGTGTCTAATATAAAGGGAGGTCCACCATCAAACTCATACTGCAAGCTTGCTGTGAAGAAAGAACCAACGACACGACTCTCCAAGGAGGTGTCAGGGTTACCGCCGAAGGTACTAACTCCGTATACAGCTGTACCGTAAGTAGAGAAGACACCACCACCTGCAAAGTTAATTGCCGATGGTTGAACCTTCCCTGGTTTATTAAAGTCATACTTTAGAGTGAGAGTACCGCTTACGGTGCCTTCAGGATCAAAGTATGTGTCTACTTTGTAAGCTGTCTTCCGAAGAGTAGGATCATTCACAGCTATGAAAGGTGTGTAGAACAGTGACTTAATCTCTCCACCATCAAACGTTGAACCAGACTCCATACGGTAGACATACTCATCGTCATTGGAAAAGACTACGTACTCTTCATCATTAGTGTAAGCTGAGTGCGCTCGGTAAACGTTTATACCTTTAGTCTTGCCCCAGTTAACACTTAAAGCATTCTGGTCTAAGAACTGTGACCCTACGAAGCCCTCAGCAACACTGGATAAAGCACCCTGTGTATACTTGAACACTCTGTACTGGTTCTTCCCCCTAACAGTTACGGTAGGGTAACTTGAGCCGGAGACTATGAACTCAGACATTTCACCCTGTATTTGCCTAGAGGCGATTGACAGGTTAAAGTCACCGATACGCTCAGTCGCGCCAAGGAATCTAATACCGTCAGGAGCAAGGTAGAGTACATCACCTCCAACTTCTTTTACAGAGTCACCCTCGATACATCCAGTGTCATTCGTAATAGATGTTAAGGCGAAGTCAGCTAGACTGGAACCTTGTAGCTTCCTGATGTCAGACTGGGAGAAGTTAATTAACTGCTCACGGAAAGTAATAATACCTGTACAGGTACTCGGCAGTCTGTAACTCCCAGCTCCGTTACCGGTTGTAAAGTCTGTCTCATCAAAAGGAGCAGTGTGAGAGATAAGGTCTCCCTTGGCGAAGAACAAATGATCATTGAACTCCTCAACAAACGAAGCACCAGTAACGTCTGAGGAACCCTGAAGAGAGACACAGGTAGTTCCTGTGAATACAATAGGATTGTTTAGGTTATCCACCATTACGTTCTTAAACGTACCGTCAAAGTTAAATAGATGGAACCTTGCCTTAGTCCCACCTGAGAGGGAGATAGCTAGGAACGTAAGCGCTGCGTTGTCAGCAGGGGAAGTAGCTAAGGCAGGGGAGATAGTTATGGTAGACGCACCGGAAGATACAGTAGCGTCCGCAGTTACCATGTACACCTGCTCGATACCTGCTACAGTGAATGTATCCCCAAGTTGAGGTACGTAGGTGTCATCTGCAACTCCGTCCAGTATGAGGCTTGTACCTGTCTGTGAACCACCATTCACAAGGACAGACCCATAGTCAGGGGTGTTAACGAAAGACCACCCAGACCCTGTGCTAGACCAGAGAGCACCACCACGTAGACAGAAAACCTTCACACCTGCGGGGCAAAAGTACGTTCCTTCAATACGTGAACTTGCTGTGACAAACGTAACCACCGCTACATCAGCAGGGGAGGAGTCCAGAGATGGAGTAATAGTTAGAGTAGCTGACTTGTTAAGAGAACTATAAGACAGAGCGGAGATAGTGTAGGTACCTGCTACACCAGCTATAGTGAATGTATCACCGACAACAGGTGACTCGTGTGTGTTAGCTATGTCGAGAGAGGTCCCTGTCTGACCAGAAGCCTGTACTCTTACATCGCCATAAGCAGGTACAGGGTCACTGTCAAACTTAGTATAGCCGTTGATACGACGATAGCCACCCTTGATGGATGGCTCAAAGTTCTGTAGTAGACGTGCTGACCCTGGCTGCTTCAGACCTTGCTGTAACCTCGATAGGTTAGAGACAAGACCACCAGTCAGTTCGACAGGGAATGTTTCCCAACGTATTGGCATTAGTTGTTCCCTGTTGATGTTAGACGCTGACCTACCCGTGTGTCACGTACATCTTCGTAGCGGTTGATGTAGACTTTACGCATGTCCTGTATCTGACTCGTGAACTTAGCAGCGGCTCTGTCCTGACTCTCAGTGTCTGATTGGAAGTTGTACATGTAAACAGAAGCACCCTCAACGATAATGTGACGGAATGCAGGTGGGAGAGAAGGTACATCGCTGAAGAGGATAAGGTCTACAGGTAGGGCGTAGTACTCATACACAACCTCGTAAGCTTCCTTAGGAGAAGGGTGGAGAACAAACTCTTGGTTAGGTGTGCGGATTACATTACGTGGCACAGCTCTGATACCTGTGTCTGTTGGATTGTACTCATCGTCAATATACTTATGCAGGTACTCTTCGTAGTCCATCTGACCTAGGTGCACTGTAGTGTTACCGAAGGTAGCGTTACGCTTAATACGGAAGACATTGAAGTCAACAGACTTAGCGTTAGTTGGGTAGGCGTAGCGCATAACCCCAGCGGACAAGGTCTGTTCTTCTTCGATATAGTTAAACGGCCAGTTGAACTCTTGCTGGTTCACAATACGGATAGCACTGTTTACCCCTTCTTTAACGACAGAGTAAACACCTGTTGCAGAGGCAAGAGTAGCTGACGTGAGGGGTGTCTCGTTGAAACGACCAAGTACGTCGTTGACAAGACCTAGATAGTTGTACGACATTACTGCTCCCTAATCGGAAGTTGAATCTTCCGTTCACTGATTAAGTCGCTAGAGCCAAAGGTTATCTGACAAGTGACTACGTAGTACGTGTTGTTAGTTCCTGCTGAGAAGATACCTAGTGCAACTGTGTTAGAGTTAGAGCCTCCCTCGAAGGTCAAACCGTTTACTGTGGTACTCGCAGACACACTAGTCTTAACTCCATCTGCGTCTGTGATAAACCAAGCTACTGCTGTTATAGTATCACTCCCAAGAAAGCGAGACCAGTCCACTGAGTAATCTAGCCTAGCGTCTGGGTCTTTAGGGGGCCATTTTAAACTCACGCTGCGTTCCTTCTTGTGTGTACGTTTATGCTTCTATCTTCTTGTTCGACGTAGACTAGGTAGGAGCTATCTTGGTAAGCTGTAAGTAACTGTCTGTTCTCTTCGTCTACCCTAGTCGTCGCATCCTCTGTGGCTGCTGGGACGAGTACTCCTCTGCCCTCTACGTCTACAAGGACAGATGTACCTAGGTTTCTTCCTATCATGCTGATTATAACATACGATAAGGATATTGTCGAGACACTGTTTATACTTGCAGCTCTGCGGGTGATAGAGCCAGAGGCGATAGCATTAAGTGTAGAACTAGAGCTAATCGCTGCTGATCTATTAAAGACTCTAACAGCTAAGGCAGCAACAGTAGAGTTACCCGTAACAGTGGTAGCTCTTGCAAAAGTCCTTTGGCCTACAGCTGTCAAGCTAGAGGTGCTTGTCATAGAGGCCGTTCTATTTACAGACTTAATACTTAGGGCTGTAAGCTCAGAGGCAGACACTATAGCTGCAGCTCTGTTTAGTGTTCGTATCGCGGAGGCAGTAGTGGTAGACGTACTAGAAATAGTGGTAGTTCTGTTGAAAGACCTAACAGCTAGAACAGCTACGGTAGAGGTACTAGAGATACTAGCAGCTCTGCTCAAGACTACAGACTTAACACCTAGAGCAGTAACTGAGGAAGTACTCGTTATTACTACAGCTCTGCGTAAGGTCCTAACACCCGAGACAGCTACAGTGGAAGCACCGGTTATTACTGCAGCTCTGTTTGCAGCTTTAACACTTAGAGCGGTGACGGAAGAAACACTAGAGATACTAGCAGCTCTGTTTATAGATTTAACACCTAGAGCAGTAACAGTAGAGGCGCTAGTTATAACCGCAGCTCTGTTTAAGAACCTAACTGCTGAGACAGTAACAGTGGAAGCACTGACTACCGCTGAAGACCTGTTGAAGGAGTTGACACTGGTAGCTGTGAGGGTAGAGGCAGAGGATATTACTGCTGCGCGGTTAAAGATTGTTCCGGCACTTGCCGCCTTTATGACAAGCGTGAAGGTGGTAGTCTCTTTAGCGTTCTCGATTGTGTATGCAGAGGGGTCTTCGGGGCTTGTTGTTACGTTCTTTCTGGAAATAACATGGCCCGCGTTACCAGACCGAGCATCGTAGGCAACTTGAGTGTATCCAGTGGGCTGACTGTCAATACCTTCATCACCGCGAATGACGAAACCTGCGAGCGCAAGCGTGTCACCGGACCATCCCCATGCTCGTGAAGGTGGGTTGGGATTTGCGGTTTTACTGCCGTTTGTTGTGGCATACGCGGCGAGGGGCGCAACCGATGTGTCCCACCCACTGACTTCAACGACGTGTGCGGTAGTCTCTTTGTCAGAGTCAAAATCGAAAGATTCAGTGGTCCCCTCTGTACCATCTACCTCACGATACCAAAGGAGGACGCTTGCGCGGTTGCCGCTGGCGTTGTCTATTCCACCTAGAGTCAGCAGCTTGCTGCCGGTGTAGGTAACAGGCGCGGCGTCATCAACCCAACCAAGGAAGAAGACCACCAAGTTACCCGAGGTCATACCTGTTGGGTAGCTAACGTTAACTGTTCGAGACTTAGCGGTTGTAGTTCTTGTTTGGACGACGACGGGAAAAGCCATTGGCTACCCCTTAGCTTGCAGCGGTTGCGGCGTCACGTACAGCCTGTGCTCGTACAACCATAGCCATGTAGTCGCCAATGATCTTATCTTTCCGCACCTTTAGCGACTGCCAACCCTGGTCGTCGGGGTTCGCCAGAGCGGTTTCTTCTAGCCATTCGGCTGCGGGCGTCCAAGTTGCCAGCATCGCCTCAAGTTTGGTGTGAGCGACTGTGAGTGTTTCAATGCCTCTTGATACATCGGCATCGTGCGCTGTAGCATCAACGACAATTTGCGCCAAGGCACGTTCTGCCTTGAGATAGCTGTCTACTGTAAAAGTCATGTTCGTTCCTTACTTATGTGAGGGAGATATCAACGTCACCGATAGGGAACGTAAGTGTATCACCGTCAGCTACCGTAGCGGATGTAATACCATCCCAAGCTAGGAGGTTACCACCGGTCAAGGCATCAAAGATACCAATAGCAGTTACAGTGCCAAAGGAACCACCAGAGGCTGTGAAGCTCTCAGCAGCTGTGTTGGTAATAGCACCACCAGAGGAAGCATCGAAAGCTGTCAACTGACGAGCATAGCCCGAGCCTGTCACCTCTGTGCCACCACCAGTATCTGAAGGTGTAGCGGTGTATAGGGCGAGGTACACGTTGGTACTTGTAGGTGTGCCTGTGTTACGGAAGACGTAGTTTAGTACCGCATCCTCAAGGTAGTCTGAAAAGCTTGACATGGTTTCTGTTCTCTTTCTATGAGAGGATGTTTAAAAGACAAGACTGCCCCTATGGTATACACAGGGGCAGTCCGTTAGTTAGTCTTAAGCGAGAGTGTCGCGGTCTACTTCGTCAGCAGTCTTTGTATTCTCGTTGCAATCAACAACGATAGCCCAGATACGAACGGTAGCAGCTACAAGGCCGGAACCAGTAACAGCCAACACAGCGTCGATAGTGTCGTCAGCAGATACGAAACTAGGAACTACACCACCAAGAATGGTGCCAGCAGCTTTACCTTGCATAGTCACAGCTGCCAAGTTAGCAGTAACACCGTCACCAACAGCAACAGTAGCGGAAGTACCAGCAGAACCAGCTGCAGTTACAAACTCGATACCGGAAGAGATGACCATAGTGTTAGCCAGAACAGCAGGACCTACAGTAGTACCAGTGGCAATGCCAAGGGTTGTAGTCTTTTCGACCATATAGGCCTTAGACTTAAGGGAAGATGAGAGAGCCATTTAAGAATCCTTTCAAGATATATGACTGATAGGAAGAGGTACCCTAGTTTCCCAAGGTACCTGCTCACTTA